TCTTTTTCTCTTCTATTAATAACTCTCTGTCTTTATCTAAATTTTCTACTTTAGCAAATGCTTGCAAATATTTATCATCTGTTACTCCTATCATTTCTAATTTTATATCTGAATAACTTGACCCTTTTAATCCTAATCTTTTGTGTATTATAAATTCTATTCTGTCAGTTAATTCTTTTATTGTTCTGTCTATTATTCTTTTTTCATCAATTTGTTTTTTTAATTGTTTATACATTCAATCCCTCCTTATTTTCTTAATAATCATGACTAACAAGACTTAATTTTATTACATTTCCTGCACTTTTATGAAATAAACTACCATCAATAGTTCTATATGCATCACAATATATTGGATACTGTTCTACATACTCTATATAAAACTTTCTTTTCTTTCCTGCGATATATAACTCTATTACTTGTTGAAAATCATTTAGCTCTACTACATATTCATATTCACTACCGCAATATTCACATTTATTATTATGTAAAGGTGCTCCACAATTCTTACAATTAATTAGTTTATTCATCTTCTTCTACTAAACTATCTAAATACTTATTAGCTTTATTTCTACTTAAACCACTATTCTTTTGAAAATATGCTGTTAAAAATGCTAATCTAGGATTATGTTCATCTTCTTTATTTCTCTTTACTATTGTTTTAGTATCATCTTCCCAGAATAGTATTGTTGCGCCTTTATTAATTATATATTTTTTTGGTAATTTATTCTTGCTTTTTTCTATAGTCATTTCTTTATTTCCCATAAAGTCTATTGCGTAGTACATTGAATCAATTGTATCAAAATTTATATTTTTTGCTGCTTTTTTTAGTTGTTCTGAAAAATTTATCATTACTCATTCCCTCTTTCTAATTTATTTACTTTATCTATTAATTCAAACAACTTTTCATTTGATATATTAATTACATTTGCTAAATTATTAATTGTACATCTTAAATATTCATACACTTCCTCTGGTTTTCTATCATCAGCATAATTTATTGGTATATTAATTAATTTTTCTATTTTCTTATCTTCTTCTATTATTTCTACTTCATCATTTAAATCATAAAAGCAACAATACTCTTCTAATGTGTTATTTTTTCCTTTTTCAACATAAGCATATTTATTTGGATCTAACCAAAGTTTATATTCAAATATTTTATTATCATATTTTATTTGTTTTGGTGGAACATCTATATCATTTGCTATTTTATTTAATAAATCAATTATTTTCATTTTACCTCCCAAATATCATACCTAGTATATCTTTTTAAATATCTAATTTGTACTTTGAACTTTCTGTTATACATTGTAAAATCTATTACATCTATTTTGCCATAATAAATAGTATCAACCGTTTTATTTAACTCATCTAATATTGTTCCTATGTCTTTATTAGATAAGTCTGTCATATTATTTATTAGTTTCATTATCTACTCCTTCTAATTCGTTCATTTTATCTACTACACTAGAATATTTAGTCCATTTATCATATAATGCTGTACTATCTTTTGTTTCTTCTGCTTTTCTTTTATAATACTCTCTTAAACTATTCCAGTTGGATTGTAATTGATTGTATTTTTGTTCATACATATTTATTGTTTGAAATGTTTTACCACTACTTTTACCACCATTTAATACTTGATAATAATTTGTATTTAATGTTTTACTATCATGATGACAATAATCTATATTATCATTCATTCTATTTCACCTATCTTTTCTAAAAATTAGCCAATAACTATGTGTTTTCCCTACACAATTTTGTTGTTTAGCCTCTCTTTGTAATTTTGATTTTGATTTTTTTATAATTATATCTTTTAATTCAAAATTCAACTCTTTCGCATAATTTATAATAAAATTGTGAGTACAGTAGAATTTACCATCTGTCATATCTTGACATTTAAAACACAAATAACCACCTTTTTTAAGTTTTCTATAAATACAATTCATAGATTTTTTGTAAATTTCTTGTAATTCTTCATAACTTTTAAAATATGTAAATCTTGCACTAATTTTGTCGTTGTTAGCAGACTTCCTATTTCTAAATAAGAAAGGTGGGTCAAACACTACGCTATTTAAAGAACCATCTTCTATAAATTCTAATTTAGTGCAATCCGCTTCTACTACATCTTCAAATAAAGGGATTAAATCACTTTTTATTCTAGGTTGTCTTATATTATAGTAAAAAACACCTTTTGAATATGTACAATCTAAATCAAACCATTTATTTTTTAAAAATATATCATCTATTGCTGTTAATATTTGTCCATCATCCTCAAATACACTTAGGTATCTCATCTTTTTCACCTACCTTATCATCTAATATAAACTCTCTTATAAATCTATTAGCATATTGTGGATGTATCATACTTCTTAAAACTGTTCTATCTATTACATTTTCATTTTTCGCTTTAGCAATAATTTTTTGTTCAACTTTTTCTATTGGTTCAAATATAAAATTATTTTTTGGTTCACAATTTATAAACCAATATTGAGTTGGTTTCTTATAATAATCTCCATTTAAAGTTCTATCCATATCTAAAATTGTGTAAGGAATACTCCAATATTTAACTAAATAATGTGTAGTGCTATATGGATTTTCTATTATTAAAGGTATTTTTTTTCTTATACATACAATTTAACCAAATTATATAAATTATGCAATTCGCTATGCAATTTTAAATCATATTGTAATTTTGTTTCTTCATTCATACTTTTACATTGATAAGCCGTACCTCTAAAACACATTTGTATTTGGTCTTCAAATCTAATACACGGAAAAAATGCTAATATCATATCTTTTGATGTTATCTTATCAAATAAACTTGCTATTCCTAAATATGCTTTTTCTATTTCATTAAATAAATCTATAATATAATCAGTTTCTCCAAAATCATTTAAAATATCATAATCGTATGCTTGATAGCCTAATTTTTTAAATTCATTTTTAAATGTTCCACTTTGTTCAAAAAAGCAATGGAATATTTTACTCATCTGTTTCACCTAACATTCTTAATAATTCTTCTTTTGCTTTCGCATCTGATATAATTTCAAATAATTCTTCTTCATCATAAAAGTAATTAAATAATCTATTATTTTTTACATACTCAATTACATCATTTTTCTGTTTTTTTACACTACCATATAATTTCTTATATGATTTTCCTAGCATTGCCTGTTTCTGTAATTTTTCTATTTTGTCTAATATCAAATCAAAATTCCAATTTTCATAGTCTTCTATTCTTAATGTTTTTGCAATTTCTGTTACAGCAGTATATAAAGTATTTCTATTATATTCTTTTATTTTAATACCTTTTTCTAGTTCTTTTATCTTCTTTTGTAAATCTTCAATATTTTGTTCTAATTGTTCCCAATTATTGATAAACCATTGGCAATTTTCATAAGCCCTAACTAATTTATCATAATTTTCTTGGTCAAAATATTTATAATTAACATTATTTACTATTATAGGTTCTCTAATTATCTTTAAGGCTTCTTGTATTTCTTCTTTATTCATCACTATCACCTTTTAATATATCATCTAACATTTCAATCCCATATTTATCTAATACACCATAATTATCAAATATCATTTTTCTTGCTTTATATATTATTTTTTCTAGTTGTTCTATGTATGATAATATTGTTTCTATTGCTTTAATTTCTTTACCAGTTACAATTGGATTTAATTCTTCTTCAACATCACAAAATTTTTTATAAAATTCTATCATATGTTTTAATATTTCTATCTCTTTATTTTTCATTATTACCACCTTTGCTTTTTAAATATGGTAAAATATCTTTTTTATTTCTTAATACAAAAGTCATTATAATATGTTTTCCATCAATATCTAAACAAGGCTCCATAAAATTGTAATTTTCGTTATCTTCAAATTGCTTAAAATATTTTATATAATCTTTATATCTTCTATAAAAAGGCATTTTTATATAAACATTTAATAAATGTTCTTTTTTTACAATTTTATCTATTTTTATTTTCATACTTATTCTCCTTTACTTTAGCACTCATTTTATCATCTCCTTAAATAAATCTATTTTTCTGGCATTACATAAATATAAGTTGGATTTTCTAAATCTATCATAGGACTGCCAAAATCATGCCCTAAATTAATTAAATTGATTTTCTTTTGTATTTCATCTAACACTTCTAATGCTCTTGAATGTAATGTATAAAATCCTAATTCTTCATATTCAGTTTGTTTATCAAAATATCCAACTATTTTATAACCTCTTATAGTTTTACCATCTTCAGTATCAGTAGCAATAGCAATATCGTTGCATTTAACTAATTTTTCTTTATCTTGACTTCTTATCCATAATTCCATCTTTCTCTTCTCCTTTTAATATATCTATTAATGGTTTTATTCTTTCTGCTGGCATATCACTGAAATAACATTCATCATAATCCCAGTCAACTTCATTAATTTTATTATCTAGTATGCCATTTTCTATATATTCAATTGCTTTATCTATCCTATCATTTACTTTAAATAATTCTGCTAACATACCTCTTTTATGGTTTTCTAACTTTTCTATTTTTTTCAAATAAAAATGTCTTTGTTCTTCTAATGATTTATTTAGTCTATCTATTTCTTCTCTTAATTCACCATTTAATTTTCTATGTTCTTCATTAACTCTAATTAAATTATTATTTATTATCGTTAATTCTTGTGTTTCTTCTTCTAGTTCTTTTACCTTATCTTCTAATAATTCAATTTGTTTCTGTTTCTGCATTTTGCACCTCGTTATTACAAATCATTTGATCTACTTCGTTTAATTCCCATTTTAGTTCGTTATTTTCATCTCTAAAAATTATCATTTGTTCTCTGTATTCTTTAGCGTCTTTCTTAAAACAAAGCATTAATATTATACTTAACATTGTTATCATTAATAGAATTACTATTATTCCAAATGTTAAATCATCTTCATATATTTTATTAAACATTTGTTACACCTCTCATATTATCAAGTGCTTTAATTATTCCATCGTAAAATTTCCATTGTTTATATACTTTGTCTTGTATTTTTTGCGTTTTTATGAATTGATAAAAGTTCTGTGAATCTTGCATTTTTACTTTTAGCAACTTACTCTGATTTAATAATTTATTTCTTTTATCTCTAATATTTCTATTAATCATTACTTTTCAACTCCTTTATTTCTTTTCTTAGTTTAAATATTGTTCTGTTTTTTTGTTTGATTATTAATCTGTTTTCAATATCATTTTGTTTGTAATATTCAATATTGTTTTCTAATTTCCCTATTTCTTTTTCTTTGTTATCTAGTTCACGCAAA